TAGATTGTAGCCGCTCTCAGGCGTGAACTGCCAACCTTCCACCACAAATACCTTGTTTGACCAGCTCAGCTCGTCAACCGATAGCTGGATGCGATCACCCACGGCAACCTTCATTGCCTTCCAGTTCATGGGGACGATGCACCGCATCTGCTGATTCGCTACGTTTAGCTGCTTGAAGGCTAACCGCTGGGCCATGTACTCATCATTGGTAAACGGCAGCTTGATCTGCTTGTTAAGGGTCTGCCCATCGTCCCGCGTATTCTTGAAGCTGGTGTTTTCAACCGGGATAAACTCTGTAGCGACGTAATCAGAGTCAGGATCAATAAAGGTCCCCCGCACCAGATTGAATCGCTGGCTACGGTTCGTCTCAGGCTGAATCTGTATGTCCCCGATAACGTCATCACCCGTAAAGGAGTAGGTCGGCGCCTCATAGGCTAGGGCGCGGATTCGGAACTTACCGCCAGACCATGTAAGGCTTCCTCCCATAGAGGATAGGAGCTGCCTAATGTTCTCGGCGTAGGTTTCTTCCGTAGAGATCGCTCCGTTACAGGTGAAGCGCTTTTGACTGCCTCCCGGGGTGGATACGGTCACATCGCACGCATCTGCTGCCGTAGCGACCATCTCCCAATCAATATCATCGTAGGTGATGCCCTCTGCACCCATCCCTAAACGGGAGTCATGGAGATAGTCAGCGACACAGAGGGCGGGGTTATTTGACCACTCCCACGTTGTCGAGTCGTTTAGACGGTGAGAGCCAGAGCCCGGAATGCCTGTCTGCGTGGAATCAAGGCGGGGGTCGTAGAGCTTCTTGCCCTTGATAACAGCTCTGATGTTCTGGGGGGCGCCTTGAGCCCAGACACCCTCCCCCGTTGCAGTTCCAAGCTCAAAGGCGCAGACAATGTACGCAACCCCTTTCCCGTCATAAGCAGAGGTCCAGTCCGTAAATGCTGTGGCTAGCTGCGTGACATGGGTTTGCGTGCTAGTTCCTAAACGGCGATAAAAGTTCGTAACCTGATTAGACCCAATAGGGCCGTAGGTGCCAGAAGTGACCCCTCCAGTCCCGGACCAGTCAATGATTGATGATGGGATTTCGTCACCATCTAGCCAAATGGCCGTAATATCTTCGATCTCATGCTGGCAGAGGCTAATGACAGTCCAGAGGGTTGAGTTATCGCTAGTTCCAGGCGTCGGAGCGGTATTGGTGTAGACCACAGGGCCAGAGGTTCGCGCCTGACCATAGATAATTCTGGCAGGCTCAATAGCACTCCTGACCGTTATATCACGCGGAGCCCTTGCGCCATCCTTTCTGGCGTCTGCTTCCGCTTTCTTTGCCTGATAACTGGAGATGGCAATGCTAGCGACCGCAGCAGCCGTAGCCGCTGTCACAGCAACAGTCGTAGCCGATGCGCCCTTAGCGGCGGCAATGATTGATGATATAACCGCTGTTTCGGCCATTAGATTCTCCAACCCTCAAGCGCGTAGCGAAGATCGACCTTCAGAAGCCCCCTCATCACAGGGACTAGGGCTCCATCAGGGACCCGCACACCCATAACCTCTCCGGTCTTAGGCAGCTTCAATTTTAACGCATCCCCTACCTCAGCATCGTCTGCCTTAACAGGGGTGCCGAACACATAGGTCATAAGCTCTGAGAGACCGCCTGCCTCTGCGATGATCTGGATGGCCTCTCGCTCACTCATATAGACCAGCTCTGGCGCTGGGTCCTGCCCCCGGTATAGGGTCGCTACTTCCCTGACGAACTCGCAGCAATCAAAGGCGCCATACTCAAAGGGCGAGTCCTCAAACTTACGAACCGCAGCTTTGACCGCCTCAAATCTGGTCACAGCCCAATGTTCCCCGGCCCTCGACCACCAAGCAGGCCAGCGGTAGGATCGCCCGTCCCGTAGGTTTGCGTCTTCCCACCCCAGCGGAACTTGGCCTCTACCATTTGGGGAAGATACTTGTAGAACAGATCGCCGCTGAACTCAGCCTGATGGTCTGCGTCATTCTGTAGACGCCCATTGGTCTTCTCAAAGGCCGCTAGCTTTGACTCACAGGACACCCGGATCACTGACTCGGACCCTATCGCCATCTGAATATCGTCAGCCAATCCAGACCACATCGGATGGGGATCATCTACGACCACTCGATCAAGGCCAATAAACCCAATCAAAACATAAACTTCCCGCAAGCCGGTCTCTTTCCCCAGCGCCTTAGACGCGATAGTCGTATCAATACCAGACAGCACAAGGTCGATCTTGTAGGGCGAAATCTCGCTGCCCTCTTCAATGGTAGAGATCGAGCCTAAATCACCTAGCCCTGACCATGTGCGGGAGGTGCCATCCCAATCATCCGCAGTTATCTCGCCGATATTGTCATGGAGAAAAAGGGTCGCGGAATCGTAGTGAAGCTCTACGAATACCACAGGGCGGACGACATCAGAGTCAACCGCCGTAATGTTCGCAGAACTTAGCCCCCGGCTCATGCGATCACATCCTCTACACACTCAAAGGAGAAGTTTGAAATGCGCGGTGATCGGTTACTCCACGTTGTCTGCGGGCTAATCAGGCGGAAGATGCCCTTCGGATTAGATATCGTCACTGCCGCGTTGTCAGCAGGAGACGCCCTAAGCTCAGGAACAAAGTCCACGGTAGCCGATCCTCCTGAGATGGTGGCGTCTGCCACGCACATCTTTAGCTCACCGTTGACCTCAAAGAAATCACCCGCCAGGAATGCGTAGGTGCCAGAGGTCCAGCCATCAATGATGATCTCGTTACCTGACTGGCTCCCACCAGCTACCAGAGGGGTTCCTGCTCCATCCGCCCTGCGAGAGTACGAATGATCCTCTAGGAAGAAGTTATTCGCTGTAGCCGTAAGCTGGGACAAAAACGCCTGCATCACGGCCCGCTCGGAATCGAATAGGTTCTCAAAGGAGAGCGTAACCCGCCAGCGATTACCTGTCCGTTGCGCCGTCTGGATTGCACCAGTAAGGGGTGAGACAAAGGTGCGAGCGTTAGAAACGATAGACCACTCGGTCTGCGTCGGTTTAGTAGTCGGCATCGTTAGCGGCATTAGAAGCGTCTCCGTGCTAGAAGGTCGGCAATCTCTGCCTTCTGCTGGCGCAATTGGGCGGTGAATATGGCGCGGTCTTGCTCAGTCGCGCCACCTGTAATGTTTACCGTTGGGGAGTACACAAGACTTGCTCCGCCGGAGCGCATGGATTCATTCGTAGCAATCCGTCCACCAGCACCGCCCATCGTTAGGACCTCAGGGCCACGCTCTCCGACCATGTAGGATTCGCCAGGGCGTACCTGACCGCCTAGAGCGCGCCCTGTGAGGCTCTTAGCTGAGAAAGACACCCCAGCAGCAATGATCGCTCCAGCAGCCGCAGCGCCCAATGCAGGGCCGATGAAGGCGATTCCAGACATAGCCTTATAGGCTTTCATTGCAGCAGCATAGGAGTCAGAAATAATCTGCTTCGCATTCTCCCGCTTCTCTGCATCAGCGAGATTTATTGCCAGCCGTGCGGCTTCCTTCTTTCGATCAGATTGATTAGCTAAAAGTGAATCGGATGCTTCTAGCAAGCTCTGATTCTTAGTCTCCTCGATGCGGCGCTCTTCTTTTGCCGCCTCCCGTTGACTTTCAAGCCTGCGCTCTAATCGGGCGTTGAAGGACTCCTGAAGCTTTTCTTCTCGCTCTTCTTGCCGGTCCTGATCTTTTCGGCGATTGTCAGCTATTGTATTAAATAAGTCTTGCAAATCTGACTCAGCTTTCGCTTGCTTCTGAGCAGACCTTTCTGCGGTACGAAGTCTCCGATCAAGAATCAGATTGAACAAATCTTGCAGCTCTTTCTCTGCCTTTATCTGCTTCTTTGTAGCCTCTAGCTCATCTTCTCGGGCTGTCTTTAGATCGTAGAGTTCTGCGATATGTCGCTTCTGAACAGAAGACATATCTTCAAGCTCAGCGCGCCTAAGCGCGATGGCCTTTTCGCTAAGGCCAACCAGCTCGATCTCTTCCTCAAGCTGCCTAACCAGCTCTGTATACGATGACGATACGCCTGAGAGGACCCCTAGCTCTTGGTTTAATTCTCTCTGTAATAGCTGGCGTTTACCGATAAGCTCTTGAGTTGACAGCCTGTTTTCATCTAAGCCAGTCGTAAACGCGAAGATTGCTTGAGTTAGCCCTAATACTCCGCCTTTCGATAGTTCAATGTTTTCGCTTAACTCTTCAATTTCCGTCCGCAGCTCTTTGACTCGGGACTTTGTTTTAAGAGCAATATAGGCTCGTTCTTCCCTTGTAAGCTCCGCGAAAGCTATTCCTAGCTCATCAAGCCGTCTGCTCAAGTCTTCGGCTTCTTCTGCCGTATCGCCAAAGCTGGACGCGACATTAAACATAGCTGCGCCAATAGCTATCGCTGCACCAAGGAGGGCACCACCAGGGCCGAAGAGAGATGCGATCTGAGAGCCTTGCTGGCCAAGAATTACAAACGCATTCGTTCCCATCTGGGCTTGGATAGCAACGTCCTGAATCTGCATCCCAAGCTGAGCGGTAGAGCCCCGCATTGCACGGAACTTAGAGCGAGCATCAATGACTTGACCGCCTAGCTTCTTGGTTTGCTTCTCAAGATTAGCCGCAGCCTTCTGTGCGCTTTTAAGGTCAGTTGTCCCGAGTTCTACTTCTCGGGTGTCCATCTTAAGGACTAGCGTTCCTACTTCAGTGGCCATATTGGCTCTACCCCGCGATACTTGGCTAATACCATTATGGCTTCCACTTCCCAGCTAGCAAGCTGATTACCTGTAAGCTTAATGTAGCTCTCTACCTCTCCATAAGTATACTCCGATAACGCCATATACGCTTCGAAGACATCTCCATGGATATCTGATAGCTGCGGGGCAGATTCAAGCTCTTTAGGCGTTCTCCCTGTCGATTTCTCAACCTGCTTCAGGGTTTCGTATCGGCTAACTGAAGACCCTTCCGGTTTCGCGTGGACGTACATCATCCAACGTCCATAGAGGACGAATTCATCAATTAGCCTTTGGTAAAATTCGCGTTGTGACTCACAAAATCAAGAAGCTGGGACACCACAGAAGGGGCGTTCTCGTAGAGCTTCTTAGCATTGCTCTTGTTGAACTTATACTCTTTCCCCTTCTGAACGATCCCCTTCCAGCCAATAGTGATGGCTACAAGGGCCTCAACGTCCATGGCGTCATAGTCCAGCTCGTCTAACTTGTCCTGAGACTTCGCTGAAATGATCGCGGTGGTTTGCTTCTTCTTTTGCTTACGCCACTCCTTAGAGTCAGCGCCCATGATGGTGATAAACACATCAGTTGGCTTTCCATCGACCGGGGAGAGGATATTTACCTCTGCCCCGGCCTCGTGCGCTACCGAGGTAGCCAGATTGTCAAACTCCATAAACCCGCCCTTTTATGGTTTATGCGTCAGTTCGCGTGATCACGATGTTAGACGCATCGGAGGTGTCGTAAAGGCCTACGAAGTCCATAGCGATGGTGATTGCACCCTCGCCAGAGACATCGGGTTGGCCGCTGTTGTACTTCACATTGCCGATCTCAATGAGGTAATCGTTACCGTCAACATCGGTCAGAATCAGAGCGATGCTGCTGCTCGTCTCATTGAGGAACTTCTCATAGAGGGTCTTGCTCTCAAAGTAGGTCGTCAGCGTGCCCGTGACCCGAGACTTGCCGATGGCAGGACGCTGAGTGGTAGCAGAACCCACAGCGAATAACGGCTCAATGCCATTCTCAAGGGAAAGCTCAAGGGCCGTAACCGTAGCAATTGCGGAGCCACCCTCCGTAATTGACCCGGTAAAGGAGTCAAAGGGCGTCTTGCCAACGTCAGCGCTGTAGGTGCTGGACGCTACTTGGCTGGTGTTAGCTGTCAGGTCCTTACCAATTACCCCGAAGGTGCAAGTCACCATGGAGTTTGGCGATACGCTGAGAGACATCGAATTGATCTCACAGCCGGTATGGCGGTGATACTCTGGCGTAGCAAGGTCTGCGAACTTCCGCTCGATGGTAAAGGACCGGCGGGTAGTACCGGCCTTGAGGACATCAGTGGTCCAAGTACCGCAGAGAGCAGCTTCCAAGAGATCATCAAATGCCTCGTACTCAAGTTCGCCAGTGATGTCTCCAGAAACGCTCTTGTTTCCGTGACGAAAGTCCTCTACCTGACGATCACCACGGAGCTTCTCAGACTCCACAGCATCCTTATTGATGGCAAGCGTCGTCCCCGTATGAGGAATAGGCGTCCATGTGGGGGTAGAAGGCGTGGTGCCATAAGTTGATTCTGCAACGTAGTGCAGACTATGTTGTGCGCCGTTTGCAATAGTCATGATCGTGCCCCTGTGTATGTCTGCACGTTGATAGATACAGGCACAAAGTACCATGCGCCTTCTAATATTGCAGGACCGATACTGACAGAGCGAACCCGCAAACTAGTTCCATTATAGGTCAAAACCGTGCCTCTCTTGAAATGATCGGCTACCGTATCTAATAAGGCCGGGCGACCAGTTCCACGTGGAACAACTACATCAACCTGATAAATTGCATTTGTCTCATCTTGCCCAGTATCGCCCATAGTTACTTGCAAGGTGTCACCAGGGAGGAAGCTGGGCCTTAAATAGGTTGTGCTAGCTGATGGCTCGTAGGGAATATTTGGGAAAGCCACGGGCGTAGAATCCATGCCATCTAAACGAGCATCAAGCGCAGCCTGCATATCGTTGAAGAATGTGCTCATCACTTGCTACCTGAGTCGGCTTACTATTTGATTAACGATACTCTGGAACTCTGCAACCGTAATCCTAAGCATCCCTAGGGGAGCTAGATGCGACCCAGTAGCAGGAGGGCCTTCCCTCCGACCCATCTCAATAATGAGAGAATAGGGCTGGTTATTAGTTAGGTAGTACGTATCACCTGCCTTAAGGTTTGCGACCACCTTGCGAACCTTATTCCTTGCCCTTCTCTTGGTCTTATCTACCGTCTTAATTCTGCGCGTTGAGGGGCGGTTCTTGGTGGGGACCCAACTGTTGGCAAGTAGACCCGTCCTGACAGGCGTCCTATTGATTACCTTATAAGAGGTCTGTTTAATAATTTCCCGGGCTGTCTCCATCGGCAGCTTTTGGAAGCTTTGGATCGCCTCCGTTAAGGTCTTCATTTCCGAATCTGCAGGTTCGATGCGACCACGGACCCACCGGGCCCGACATCGCTAATTGAGATAATACGGTACGTATCTCCGCCAACCACAACCGTATCCCCAACCGCATACGAGTGACCTTCGGCGAGCATACGTCGATCACCTTGAAGTATCGCTCCATCAGGGCTATCGGAATCCGTATAATCAAAAAGGCAAGCGTATTTCTGATAGGTAGCGGAAGTGTCCGTTGTCGTTCCTGTGGCTGCACTATAGGTCCCCTTCGTTACACGGGTGAACGTGTAGAGAGCGCCGAACTTCGTAATCATTCGGCTCGCCGATTGGGTCAGGGGCGTATAGTTATAGCTCACGCCCGCGTCACCTCGGAGGAGGGTAGGACGAGCTTACGCAAGGCTCGCTCTAGGGCAGGCGTAGACCGCTTCATGCCAGCGTTGTCCTTGTACGTGATCTTGATGCTGTCGATCTGCTCGGAGGTTACTTCACGCTCCGAAGGAGATAGCTTGGAATCACCGTCAATCTCAATCTTGATAAGCTCGTAGATCGCGATCTTCACTTCATTCGGAATCTCATTGGAATCAACAGCATAGCCGTCAATCAGGACCTGATCGCGGGGCCATTGCATGGTCTGGTTCTCGTCAGACTTAAGGCCCTTGAACCGTAACCCCTCAAAGTAATCTGTAGCACGGAATAGCTGCTGACTCAGGAGGAAGTCAGTTCCATAGGAAATCCCGCGAGCATCAGCCCACGCCTGGAATTCGTCTAGGGTTATATATGAGTTAGCGCCAGAGACCAGCGTTCCATCTTCAACGACAATCGCCATCTTTTGCCTCCAGCACCCTATAGTCACCCATCTTGTAGTTCTCTACCTCAGAGGGGTGAACGTCCGCGAATTTACCATCACTGTCGCGGAACATCTTAACCAATTTTGGCTTTGGCTTTCTTCCGGGCTTCTTCTTTTCTTCCATGACTACTCCAAGAGAAAGGGGGCCCGAAGGCCCCCTAATACCTCTAGCCGAGGAGGGTAGCGATGAAATCAGGCTTCCAAGCCTTCACGCCCCATGCCACGGAGACCTCGATCATCGACTTGTGATAACCGGGGTACACACTCACGGTGAAGGTCAGGCCGCTAGCAGCGTCAGAGACGGTCATGGTGTCGCTAGCAAGGCTGGACGGCGGCTCTGCGAGCGGACGGATAGCCAGCTCAAGAGCGCGACGATGGAATGCCACGTTCGCCGTGTAGCTGTTGCCCACGGTGATGGCATCGTTGTCAGCCTCAGCAGCGCGGAGACCGGGAGCGCCGATTGCGAAGGAACCACCGGAAAGGGCGGTGTTCACAACGTACTTATCGGTCGTACCTGCGAAGGTAACGATGTCCCCGGCCAGGATGGTGCCGGAGCCGCCGTCTGCTGCGATGGTGGTGTCACCAACGGCAGAAGAAGCATCGTTGAGCAGGTAGGACGCGCCGGTGCCCTTGGTGTGGCTCTGAACCTGCGCGGACTCACGGAGCATGAGACCTTGGAGGTCGAGCAGGACGCCTTGACGGAGCAGGTCCGTGCCACCAGCCTCGTTTGCCTTCTGGAGCTGAGCCAGTTGGCGGAGGTTGGTGCCAGCAACGGTGTTCAGCACCATGGATGCTTGACCATCGTTCATCGGCATACCGTTGTCAGCGAGGATTTGACGGATTTCCGCCACTTCGCTGAAGTTGGATGCGAACGGGGTCGTCCCAGCGGTGCCGAATGCGCGGCTTGCGTTCTTGTACGCTTCCTCAGCAAGGTCAGCCTCGATCTCGTTCACGAGCGCACGCATTGCCTGAGCAATCTGATCGCCGTACACGGTCTCAAAGCCGATGCCGTTGTTGAGGTGGCGCACATCTTCCCCGGTGTAGGGAATCTGAACAGCGCGGGTGTTGCTGATGGTCAGCGTCTTGCTGTCCACGGTCTGATCGGTCCCCTCGGGGATCGTCATTGCTTCCGTGACATCGACAACGCTTGCTGCACGGGTGAAGCTAGCGCGCACAACGTCGCCCTTTGCAACCCGCTCAGAACCGTCTGCGTTCACGGTAACAGCAGGGATGAAGCCGACAAGCTCCCGCCCCACTACGTCAGCGGCTTTGTAGATATCTGCCGCGAGATCGGTCAGTACGTTAGCCATGGTCGGCCTCCACGTTATTCGTCATAAAGTTTTCCGCCGCCTCGCATGAAGTCCGATTTCTGCTGAACAGATAGAGCTTCAAAGTCCGAACGGCTCATTTCCTTGCTACGCGCTTCGGCCCCACCTTGCGCCTTGGTGGCCCCGCCACCGCTCGCTTGGATACCATCAACTAAAAACGGGTAATCCGTTTTGATGGAACCAATCAAGTCATCAAGGGACGAAACGGTTAGCTGCCCATTGGGGTCAGTAACCCGTAACTCCCCATCTACTAGAGCTAGCCGCTGGCTAAACTCTTTCTGTAGTAATTGTGCGCGACCCGTATCCTTTGTCAACGTAGCCGCTAGTTTAACAGCTTGTTCGCTAATCTTCTGCTTTTGCATATCGGCGTTCATCTTTTCGATGGTCTGCCGGAGAGTATTTGATTCCTCTTTCTGGGACTCAAATAGCTCTTTGTAATTATTCTCGGCGATGGCCTTTTCTTCGGCCTCTAACTTCGCCTGCTCTCGCGCCGCTTCGCGCTCAGCTTGGACCTTCTTCTTCTCCGCTAGAAGCTCATCAACCTTAGACTTAAGGCCAGTGGTCTCTTCTTCCAGCCGTTGCTGAATGGTTTGGTTTAACCGCTCAGACAGTTGCTCCTTAACAGAATCGTCTAACTCAATGTCTTGTAGTAGTTCGCTCATGCGTCACCTCTGGTTAGCACGTTGCGGCTCTGCCGCGTTATAAACCCACTTGCTCAAAGGCAAGCGGCTCTAGCTCTCTAAGCTCTTGTAATGATAGCACTTTTCCGCTGTCATCCACGAAGCGCCCTATAGAGAGATTCCCTCGCCTAAACAGCTTTGCCTTGGCCTTCCCCAATACTTCCTCCTGAAAGGCCACAGGTTGCCGTCTAAGCCATTTTTCGTAGTTCGTGGTATCCCTAACCGTCTTCCCTCCTCTAGGGCCGTCAGCAGGCCGCCTGGAAGTCTTATCGGGCCCTAGGTCATACTGACCGTCAACGATGAACGCGATAGTTGACCGGCAGTTGAAATGGGCCGGAGGTTTAGGGTTCTCGTCCTTGTCCTCATAGATAGTCCCATCTCGGGATGCGCAGATAAGGCTGGTGTGACTATCTAAGACGGAAATCCACTTATAGCCCTCAATGACCCCGCCATTCTGGCGAATGACCATATTTCTGGCGTTAATGGACACATGATTGGTAATTGTTCTGGCCAAGGTCGCGGCCTGTCTCTGCTGAGTTCCTGTTATATCCATAATGCGCTGCGTTACCTGATCGGTAGTCTCGCCGAACATATAGCCGTCGCGGACAATCTGGGCCACCTGATAGCTCTTTCGATAACCGAAGGTCCGTAAGGAGTCATTGATCGTATAACCCTTGCGAGGCTCCAGCTTCATTATTTGGGCGAGAGTAGTTCCCACAGCTTCATTAGTAGAGGGACGGACAATATTAGCCCTAACGTTGTCCCGTAATAGGCGATAATTAAAGTCAACTTCGTAGTCCACGAACTCGACCATTTCTTGAATAAAGGCATTGGAATACCTCTGATACCCACCAGAACCAATGTCCATAAGGTCCATGGTGACGCGATCTAATACCGAAATAGGTATATCCGTTAAATCCATATCGAGGGTCCTAATAGACTCCTCTAGGATATTCCTTACAAAGGCAGAGGCTTCTCGCTCCCTGCCCTTAGCATAGCGCTGTAGGAATACCTGATGCCGCGTCAAGGCATCGTAGATAACATCATTGGTACTCACTTGCGCTTCTTGTATCCCACAGCGTAAGCGGCTCGGCCCTGCTTCTCAGCTTCAGCCTTAGTCTTATAGACTTTGCCGGACTTGCCCCAGCGATAACCGCCCTGCACCTTATAGACAGGCATCGTAAGCCCCTGATTTACCTACCATTTTACCTTGTCAGCCCAGTAAGCCGCGCTCATTTTCCCTTTGGAGATATTCTTGGCGTGTCGTGCCTTGAACGAAGCGCGTCGAGCCTTCGCCGCATCTGACTCGCCTTTCTTTGCCGGGCTTCCCTTGACGCCTTGCTGTCCGAAGCGAATCGTCTTGACCTGACTGCCTTCTTTAGCAAGTACGACATGGCTCTTTGTCGGATGGTTTGGGGTCCGCTTCGGCTTGTTATATCCCGCAACGCCTAACCTCTCTATCCGGGGGTCCTTAGCCACGGCGAGACCTCCTCACCGCAGCGCGCTCTGCTTTGGTGTACGAAGCATTCTGCTTGCCCTTCTTAGTGGCCGCGTTCTTCTTGCGGCTCCCTGCGGCCTTCTGGGCGGGCGTCAGGGATTCGCGGGCAGCTTTAGGTAAGTAGCGGGATTTTCCGGGCTTTCCCGTGTAATCCCACTCCTGCTTAGTCCAGTTCTTAAGGCTTTTCTGGGGCTTCTTCATGACTTGTAGCCTCCGCCTTTGGCTTTGTATTCCTTGGCGAGCATCTGAGCCTTACGCGCAGACCATTGCCCCGGCCTACCGCCCTTGTCGCCTGCCTTGATCTTCTCAAACAGGCGCTTTCTCATTGCCGGTTTGGTGTAGTTCCCCGCAGCGTTGACCGTGGATTTCTTCTTAGCTGGCATTAGGAGCCTCCAGCGGGGGCAAATCCCCTAACTCTTCCTTCACATCCTCTAGGGTGCGGTCTCCGTCGATGATCCCGCCAGCCTTTAGGCGCTCGAAGATGTCCCGATCCGAGATCACCTGACGGTCCATGAGCGTAACCATGGACATAACGAGTTGCGGATCAACGGTCTTATCGTAGAACTCGCGGTTGATCTGGAACTTCGACTCTTCATCCGTCCCCATGAACATCCCGCACCACTCTAGGCACTTCTCGATGGCCATGGAGAGGTTCTGGACGATATCCCCTAGCACGGAGTTCTCCGATGCAAAGCGGATACGGGCACCCTCTGCGGTCTCATTAGCGCCCCGGTCCGTGATGATCCGAGCCCCAATGGCCACCATTGCCGCTTCCTTAGCCCGCATAGCCTCCATCACGAGGTTATTGGGGTTGGCCTGTAGGAGCGTGGCCCCTCCAGCCTCGCCCAGTACGTGACCAGCCCTAGAGCCCAGCTTGATCCCCTCCGGGTTGTAGTCGTACCACTGTTCCGGGGAGAGGCTATGGGTAATAAACAGGGTGGGCTGCCCCGTGATGAAGCAGGATTCTTCGTAATCTGCGGAGTTCCGGTAGTGGGCGATATTCACATCGGCGATGTCCGATAGTGGCGCATCGTCAATGGTCGAATCGTTATTCTGTGACCCTACGAACATGAGGGGAATAAAGTCCCACACCGAGCCGTCAGCCTTCCGGGGGTATACCTCGTCCGTGTAGGGCTCATCATCCCTGAAGACCTGCTGGGTGTACCCATCGTCCTTTAGGC